ACCTCCCCATCTATGATCCTCTTAACAGTTACCCATACTTCGGTCCCAGTATCCTTAGTTAAAGTTGTAATACTTTCATATAGGCCGTCAGTCTCCCACAAACACCAGCCAATCACCTGCTGTTCCCTTAGATAGGTACCGGCTAACATTGTACCATCTGATAATATAGCGTAGATAACCTGATTAAAATCTTTTTGATAAGCTAGGTCTACTAAGTTCGGCCCATTCTCGGTAAAATGCGCAGCTAGAAATAATAAATCTTCAGCAATATAATTATCAATATTAAAGTCGTATCTAAATGATCGAATTGATTTTCTGCTATTCTGTACAAATACCACCTCACTTCCAACTCTCAATGGGTTCTGCACATCACTTCCATGGAAGGTCCTTAACCTCTGGGAAGCTTCTTCTGGAGTCAAGGCTGCGTTTGTACTAGCAGCTTCTATTGTTGATTCTGAGCTGGTGGTTCCAATTATCATACCGTGGCTTCCAGCTACCCAGCTTATGATCGGCACTTCGCTATCAGATAGCTCTCTTTGAAATGAATCATTATCATCAGGTCCCGCGCCAAATCCATCCAGTATGCCGATTTCAGACCACCAAACAGTTTGAGGTTGGGCAGTCGTCCCCCCGAACACTAATCTATTTTGGTTGAGTCCTACACATCTAGGATATCCACGTTCAGCGCTCCAAGTTGGCTCTTCTAAAGTCCATCCACTTGTACTAGTAGATTCATTTAATGATTTCTTGACTTCACAATATATTAAATCATTAGATACTACTTCTAAGATTTGAAGTACTCCCCCATGAATTAATATATATTTACCTACATCGGAATCCCCGAATGCACTTATTGCTACATTTGTAAGAACTCGCTGGCAATAACCGGTGGGGGTACTTCCATCTGGATGGCCATTGGACGGAGCTAATATCAAATCATATGTCAGAGATCCTCTCTGCTCAACAGGAGTCACTACATCATTTATGATAGAAGTCGGAAGTACATCATGGCAGACAATTTTCATCCCATGGGTCCATCCGGGAACATTCCCGGATTTAAAGATCACTCTCGTATCAATGGGAGGATTATTGGTTGGCTTTGACTCCGAGACGGAGGAGGTATAATACCTTGGACCTACTCTCCCTTCTGGGTGCAGAGATCGTACGGCACAAATAGATCCGACTGCAATACCGTCAGGATCTAGGGCGCAAACAGGGCTTAGGTCTAACTGCCAGTCACCACTCTGGATAACTAAATTTGTAGGGAAGTCTTCGATGAAATCAACTTGTACAGTCTGAAAATCTATAACATTAGTTATTAAGGCCCTACCGGTCGAATTCTTTAAGGTAATCTGCCTGCCCTGATCTGCTGAAAGGAACACTAATTCAGATGCTGTGACCGTTACATCATCCCCTGTATAATCGTTTAACGTTAATACTGCATCCGGAGTGTGCCCGGGCTCATAGGTTGGCGGGGGTGCAAATGATATGTCACTGAAAGCCCATACTGTTGAAGCTAACCTTACTAAAGCTCTTGGCGGGTAATCTTCATGAGCTATAAAGAGTGTGTTCGTATTCTGAGTATAACTTAATTTACTAAGGTCATCTGAAGTGTAAGGAGAATCGATTCTATATTCATCATTATTTACTATGGATATATTGGTTATTGATCTGGTGTCGGCGTTAACATTATTGAACCCTATAAACACAGATCCATGTGTAGCTGGAGAGAATGTGACAGTTTGGCCCGCACCAGGGGAGAGGGTCCCTGAATCTATATCACTTCCACCTGTCACACTTCCAATAGTATACCCTACATCGCCTACCACATTAACATCTACAGATAAAGTATAGGATCCGGTTCCGAGGGATATCTGCTGCTCCGCAGCTGCAAATGCGCCACCACCTGCTCCATTTAATTGTAGGAAAGAATTGATCGCATCATGACTAATTGAGGCCGGAGAAACACTTAAGTCATCCCACCCGTCAATACCAGAAACGAAAGTCCCGTTTTCCACATCTTTAGTATCAAGTAAAGTCCCACCATTCGTAAAGAATCTAATGATCCCGTCACTAAACTCTAAAACTAAGGCTATTGTATTAGTGACTTGAAATGGTATTAATTTAGACTGCTGACTATGGGAAGCACAATCATTTATATATTTCGTACCTTGTCTTCGCGAAATTGGGCCGTGAGGATGGCAGACGGAATTCCTAGCTTCGGCTAGAGCCCCTTTGTATTTCTCCACATCTATACGTCCCTGTAACTTAGGAGATACCTCGCCTGAATTAAAGGATGTTTTAGCTATGATCTTTTGAATCATTATCTAATCTCAGTTAATGTAGTTGAGTAGGTTTGCTCGCCACTTCCCTGCATGGAATCTATCGTAATGCTTTGCATTAGAACTTCGTTATAAATCTTTAATAGGCCGGCTTGTCTAGCTATATCTCCAGATAGAGCTACAGATGAGGCAGCGGCTAATCTTGATACTAAGGCATTCTCGAATAGTATGCCGTACTTTGTAGGGTCTGTTAAGCGGGCAATGTATCGTACGCTAATAGCTGATACATTTGCTAATAATTTATCTCCTTCTATTCTAAAGTCATCTAGACCAGTATCATTATCCTGAATATTCAGTACCCTTAAACATAATGGAGAAGTAGGTAATTGAAATTCATAAGAGTACTCAAACTCTGGGGAATTATTGGTTAAATTTAATGAAGCTCTTTTCACTAATGTGGACCAGGGATGAGTGATTGCAACTTCTTTAAATGTACTTTCATATAGCACATTCATAATTGCAGCTTCCTGGGTAGATTCGGAGAATGAGCTTATTAAAGACCCACCGACCGCTAGTAGTGCTCTATTACATATTTCAATATCTGATGTCGCCATTAATAATCTCTTTGAATATAGGAGGGATTCGCTCCCTCGGGCGGTAGACCTAGTCTACGACGTAATGCACTTTAATACTAAAGTCTGCAGCTGCTGCAAGAGCAGTTGCGGCTGCAGCTGAAGTGACACAAATCCCTAAATCAGTTTGGGGATCTAAATCATATCCAAGTAACTCCCATACCATCTTTAAGGAATCCTCTGGCCCTAAGGTCGAGGAATCCGGTAAGAGGGATGTCCAGTTAGTTGTTGCTGCTTGCCCTGCAGTGGATCCATCGACAAATAGGTCGGCGTCAACCACTGCATTCTTAGAGTGCGTTGTTTCCGTCCCAGAAGTAACAGATACGAAATCTGACATCGCAAATACCCCGACATCTAATGTCACGGTAGGGGTTCCGTCTGTATCCATATCATCATTGTAGATAAGAATATCATCAATGATTGCGTTACTGGGTACGGATATTACTGTACGCAACACATCGCCTGCTTCAAGTTCTGTTGCAGCTGCAAATTGGTGATGATCTCTTCCGACCATCATATGCCCTTTATGCAGCCTTGCTGGAACTTTCTTACTTAGCAGAACGGATGCATATGCAGTAGTATTTTGTAGTTCTCCTGCCATTATATTTCTCCGTTATGCTCGATATGCTTCGACAACAATGACCTTTTCTTCTTCTATGCGAACAGCTCCAAAAGTCGCCCCCACATATACTTGAGTCTGATAATGACGTTCTGGGATTTGGTCAATCTTAACCATCATATCTTTACCCATTCCAAGGCCTATACCTGATTTACAGTATGCTAAACACTGCTTGAATCCTTCTGAAGACGTTGTAAGTCTTTCTGACTGGATCACATTAAAGCTTAAGAACTTATCAATCTTACCAGTATTTAAATTATATACTGGCTGAAAGTCTCGACTTGTAGCCTTAGTAATGTTTAACATAGCAGCTAAAGCTGTAGCATCTAAGACGAAATATAATTCTTCCGAATCAATATCTACCTCATTTGCTCTTAAGATTCTTTCTGCTTCGAGAAATTTCTCGACTGTAATATCTGAATTCGCGGTCACGAAATCCTCATCAATTGTATGCGCTAAGGCGACAGTTGACGTGGCATCGTCCGAGTCTACAGACGTAGAATCTCCAACAGCTGCAGCGATTATCACATCATCCATACGACGTCCAATACTGTACCCCAGAACTCGAGCATAATCGCTCTTAGGGTCAATCAGCATTCGGACCTCATCTTCACGATCAATGAGATCAGAAGCATAAAAGTCCTCGAGAAGCCCTCTACGTCTAGAGTGTGGAGTATCTACATACTCTACAGCACTATGCCTAGAAGTTTTCTGTTTAGCTGACACAACACCTAGACGATCGAAGTGGTAGTATTTACCAGTAACGTCTTGTCGACGTACGGTCATAGCTAACTTCGACCCTCTTTGTTGTGAGAGTACAATAAGGTTGTCGCTGAATTGCTGGACAAACGCTTTATCTATTTGATTTGACATCATCATAGGTTGTTTTCTCCGTTAATTTCAACAACATAAGACTCTGCCATACTTATCAAGTTATCCAATTTAAGGGCTTGATGTTTTGTTTGCATAGCTATTCGCTATACGCGATTTTGTAGAGCCGTCTTACTTTCTCTACAGCCGCCTTGTGCGCAGGATCATTAATGTTATGATAAGCATGAGAGTTATTCGATTTAATAGTCGCGATCTTATCGAGTGCCTCTTCTGCAGACATGCCATAGTTAACACTAGGCCCTTGCGCTATAGTCCCTTGCTCCTGTAAGGATTCCGCTAAGCGGGATGCCATATCTAGGAACACGGGATTATTCCCTGTCGGACCAGAGATTAATTGTTGCAATTCTTCAGGGTACTTATTAGCATACACACGTAATGTATGTTTAGCACCTTGCATTCTATTTGCATAATCTGGTCCCCATCTCTTCTTTAAATTATCGACCGTACTTTCGGCCTTCTTATTCATATCTTCCCAATATGCTTGATTACGTTCCGATTGCCATCCGACTAACGTCTTGACTTGAGTATCTGTCAGGCCGACCTTATGGGCAACAACTCTAAAGCTATCTGCTAATTTGACTTCTTCACTAGAAGCCTCTGATGTGTCAATGCTATACTTATTAGGGTCTTCAGGCCTACCAAGTTTATTATAGATAGACATATCATTCTCATCTTGCGGAATGTAAGCTACATTCGGTATAGATGTTAATTTTTCATAGAATTTATCCCAGTCTTCTTTAGAATGATCCGTAGTGGGTATTCTTAAAGAGTTACCTAGTGTACGCTGGGCATGCACATAACTCTTAGCTAAAGAGCCCACATCTTTAAAATCCTTTAAACTAGGGTCTTCTCTTAGATCTTCAGGCAATAGGTTGCTTAAGGCGTAATCGGATTGTTTCTGGCTTTCTTCCTGGACTTCATTATCAATATCATCAATCATCATAACTCTCCACTATGGTTACCTTCGACCACAACATCTGGATTGGTTAAGTCTGAAGGGAGATAATCCGATAGTTTTTGAGTAACCTCGCAATGAGCTACTAAATACTCAATAAATTCCTTCCTACCAAGATTATAATAAGTTGATTCAGTATTCTGTCCTATCACTGAGCTATCTAAATATAGATATTTAAAATACGCCATTAGCTCTAATCCCGAGTTCGAATTGAACAGGTCAGAACATAATTCGTTAACTCTTTTGGTTACATCCTTAAGAGTTGTCGCCGTTGCTTGGACGGCCGTTTGGTTTTGATTCGACATTGTTTGCACCATTTAGTTTAGCTTTTATATCAGCTCCCTTCTGGGCCATGTCCATAGCTTGTTGGGATTGTTGTAGTTGCTCTCTTTGACTTCGTATCTGAGCTACCTCTTTATTGTTGTTGACTGCCTCCTCTGGTACGTTCAGGATCTTAGCTGTTAATTTTGCTATACCATCCACATTAATCGTGTCCAATACTTGAGGATTCAATTGCGCCAGGGCGGCCACTCTTTGAACCCAGTCTTGAATATTATTCAATTCATCTAATTGCTGGGATCTTGATAACTGATTAATGAATGCTATATCAACATCTAATCCTTCTACTGCTATAGCGGTTGGAATATCTGGAAAAGCTTTCTCCCTTAAAATCATTTTAAAGCTTCTTATTATCAAAGGCGAAAGAAACTCAGAATTTAATCTAGATAATGTCGGGCCTAGAACCCTTAGCATCTGCTGTAATCTCTGAGCTACTTCAAATGCTGTCATCTCCCCAGTCTCTGTTCGAGGCGGTAATAGAAGTTTATCAATATAGAATATTGACTTTATCTGCATTTGCATAGCTTCGATCGCCATCTTAGACACGTCAAATCTAGCGTTAGACGGCATCTCTTGAATTCCTTTAAGGTCTTTTACTATAGTTACTTTGGCGGGACGTAAGTCTAACGCCCCTAGGATATTCTTAGCATTGGCAATAAATGGAGGGTCTACAGCTTTTGCTAAGGAGTGTAATAAAAGCTCTCGTGTTGTGTTTATAGTTCTAATCTCTGGTAAAGCTATATGACCTGGCCCGCGCCCATATACTTCACCGGGCATAGTAGACCATCTAGTTACCATAATAGGGAACTCGTAGTACCCTCCTTCCTCTAACATCTCCTTACTTTTACGCTCTATGTAATAGGAAGCGAATGGCCTCTTCTTGGGAGTAGCGAACCCAAATTCATCGAGTTTAACCTTCTTAGGGTCTCTCGGTTTCAAAATATGGTAGAAGCCGAACTCCTTATCGGGGTTCTCCTCAAGCTCCTCCATAATATGTTCTGGTACTTTATTGCCAAACTTTTCATAGGCCTGCCTTGCAGTCAATCGGAATTTCCTATAAACACAATCGACTACTCCATTAGAGTTCTCTGAGAATGCAATCTCGGCTAAATGCAGGGAAGTAAATTTAAATCCACTGAACTCGCCCTCCGTGTATTCCGGCTCCTGAAGTAAGGCCATGGTACCGAGAGAACTGTACATCTCATAATTCTTAGAGACTTGAGTATTAAAATTAGACTCGCCAAGATATGAATGAATCATCTCGTTAGCTTTATTTAACCACTCTAAAGCATCCTCATCGTTGTTCAACTTTTCAGATTTAAACCTAAGTTTAGACCATTGATGAGCTGGATTAGTTAAGGTCGAATGTATAGCGGCAGCAAGGTCCGCATTCGCCTGTACAGCAGTCGAGTCAAACAGCCTAGATGTAGATTTACGCCCAGCTGTTTGATCCCATGCATCTCCATTGGTAAAATTTACCCACTGATTGTTTAAAATAAACTCAGCTAATAAATTCCATTGGGTCGAGGCGTTCGCTCTCTCAGTAGAGTAGAATGACTTATCCGCATTTCTTACTAATCGAGTTACGTCGTCATTATAATACATCTACTTAACCTAATTTAGTTTTTGACACAGAGGCAGTTCCATCCAAAAGACTTGTTGCTAAGGTGCTTTGACCTGTAGCTGTCGATGTCCGACTAGTAGTAGTTTGAGCATCTTGTGGCGCTTCTTCCGTTAAAGTTGTGGTATCCTCTTGCTGGGCCGGAGGCGGAGCTGGAGGAGGTGGAGGAGGTGGAGGGGCTTCTCCGCCGCCGCCCTTTAACATCATCATTAATAACAACATATTATTCTCCTAATAGTTTCTGCCCGACTGTTTGTATGGCAGTGGTAGTAATCCCTGTATAATCTCTATTTGAGGCTCTTCTACGTTCTCTTAGATTAGCCTGCTCTGCCGCTAGTACCGATCTTGGATCCGTAGTCTCCTCTTCAGGGGGAGGAGGAGGCGGTAACGGAGGCGGTATACTCTCTGGTGGTGTAGGAGGCGGATCCCCTCCTCCTAACATCATCATTAATAACAACATATTATTCTCCTAATAATGATTTAGCGACCGTAGTTGTAATATCAGTCACTTGATCTGGAGTCCCATAAGACGAGCTAAATTGAGCTGGTCTTCTCCTAACCCCTGTGTCAGGAAGAGCCGCAGCTGAAGTCTCTTCTGTCAGTAACTCCTCCCCTTTAACAGCTGGCGGAACATATTCTTTCTGTACAGGAGGAGGCGCTGGATCGCTGCCACCCATTAATAGTAACATGTGATCTTCCTCCTTATATTCCTGTCACAAGCCCAGAAGTATCCCCATTAAGGAGATTAGTTGCTAGGGTTTCTACCCCAGTCTTCTTTGCTTGTGATCGTTTAACTAGTGCAGGGTCAACTTTATATTTGGATCCTTGCTCTTCAATTTCGCCCATATTAGTCAAAATAGGGTCAGCTTGCTGCTGAACAGTTTCATATACAGGCGGTTGTGGTGTATTGCTTCCCCCGAACATTATATTCTCCCTTTAATCAATTCTTTTGATATATGTCATATCGTACGGTATGTAATTCATTCTTTTAAATAATGGACCTAAATCTCTCTTAACTCCACTGCTGCTTATAATATAAGTTATGTGGTATATATCCCTTAATAGGGTCTCTACAAATTTATAGAAATTCTTAAAAACTTTATATGATCTATGCTCGGGCAATATATACAATAAATATTGGCACCCTACTAACGCCTTGCTAATATACATATGAGGATTAATCACATAGCAGGCCCATCCTGCAGAGGACTTGTCGGGTAATTGTATCCCGATAGAGACCCAGAATCCAGTTGACTCATAATATTTTATAAGTTCTTTATTAGGAGCAAAATGCTCCTTATCCACGCCGCTGACTACTTCGTCGAAGTAAGAGTTAAACATTGGGTCAAAATTAGGGATTTCAGAAATACTCCCTTCTCTATATAATAATCCAGTACTCTCGTCAAGCCATCCCCATCTACTGTTTGAATCAAGAGTCAATAAGATGTCGGTCGAAGACATTATAGTCACCTATACTTTTTACTTTTATATCAAAGATATCCCTACTTGTAATTGGATCTAGATCTCCTGATAAGGCTAAAGTCCTTAAAGCATCAGCGCAATGGGAGCACCAATCATGTACTGGCTCGTTAAGAAATACTCCCCTCTTCTCATCATATCTTCTGTGATATCTCCCTAGCATATCAATTGCTGTAGTGCATAATCCTTCATTAAAACATAAAGTTGAGAAGATAGACTGGACTGCATTCAGTCCATCCTGTAAAGGATACTTCTTCTCCTGAACTGATACACTTCCTCCAGCATCGTAATATTCCAATGATTTTTCAAGCAACTGCGCTCTAGTATTCATCAAACCGAAATTCTGATTCCCGTCATGAGGTAGAAAATGAGTGGAATATTTATACCCCTTATTTAGAAGAATCTGGGCAATGTCTGGTATCTCAACTCTTGATCCTTCCCAATAATCAAACAGAACCACTGAAGATCCTCTGAACTGAACAAACCATATGGCCGTAGGATCGTTATATCCTAGATCCCAATAGGTAAACACCGGGTATCGATTATCATACGGATATGAGCCTATACGGCCCTCTTTACGGGCTTTTTCAATCTGATCAAAATATATCGCTCCTCTAAGTCCAGCAGTGTAAGATACGCCATATTCTTGGTCAGCCATCTCCTCAGTCATTCCTGAGTCAATATCCGCTTGAATAATCTTACTAGATACTATTCCTGAGAAGTTTGGCCTATCTGACCATCTAGTCTGTAACTCAGATACATACCAGTCAGGATTATTCTTGATGGCCATTTCTAACTCATAGAAGTGATTTCGCCCCTTGGGGGTGCCATTGAAGATAGCCCATCCTCCGTTCTCTGATAGTATCGGCCTAATAACGTCATAAACTGTAGGTAGTTGTTCTGCATATTCGGAGAACACACATCCTATTGGGTTAACGCCTCTAACTTTATCTACATCTTCTGTGCCGATAATCCGTATAATAGATTGATTATAAAGCTCTAATCTCATTTCTTGATGGCTGATACTTTTAATTAAAGATGCAGGAATCTTATCTAACATCTTGAATGGCTCGCCAGTGCTCTTATCTTCTCCTCGGTATTCCCATAAAGCTTTCTTGCCTTGAGCATAAGTCGGGAAGAAATAATAATACTGCCCCATTGTTGTACATGCTTCCTTTACCATGTAGCAAAAACATGTTAAATCCTTTCCAGCTCTTCGGTGCCATCTCAGGAAGGCTCTTCTTTTTCTGGTTTCAGGTCTGCCTTCCACCCCATCCAAAGCCTGAAATAGCTCTAGTTGATAACCCCGTGGGGTGAACTTATAAGGGATCTCAATCTCTACCATTTAGGCATTCTCCCTGCTTTCTTCTGGTAGGCGACACTAACTGACCTTAAAGCTTCCCTCTGAATGTCTTTTAAGGCTGTTTTAAGGCCGCTGGCGACGTGAAACGCAGGTTGGCCTGGTACTCTATAGGCTACGAGGAAAATGTCCTTAGAGAGGCTTTTAGAGTACATTAAATCTATATCGAGTTTACCCCTAGATAAGGCTATCGGATCTTTATCTAATATGGCCTGGATATGCCTAAGTAGGTGCACTACTCTCCTATCTCTCATTCCGGGTCCCCTAAATCATCTAGTGTTGCAGCCCATGAAGCAATCATTACATAGTTATCTGGGTCGTGTAGGGCATTAACCAAGTACTGACTAGATTCCGCAATAATACCACTATCCGTAGTGATAGTTGTAACCAGCCTATCCTCCTTACTATCATCACCTACCTCAATCCGGACATCTAAGTTATTAAACTGGTTAGCCATAAGTTTAATCGACACATAGTCCAGCAATTCTTCTTTAGTCATAGTGTACCTCTGAATCAGTACATCCCTTTAAAATTATTTTAAATTTTATTTTATTTCCACTACGTGAGTATGGGAAATACATAAAACCCTCAGCCGGAGTCCCCTCGCCCTATACCCTTCTGAAAACCCCCTGGGGTGGCACGGAATATCAATGACATCGCGTGTGAGAGTAGCCTAACCCTGTGTAGATGTAATGGCACTCCATGTAAT